AGGAGTTGCGCTTCCTGCACCTGTGCCTAGGCTAAGACCTTCAATCTGAGCTCTAAGAGCTGCAGGATCAAAGCCGCCAAAGCGTCCACTAAAGTCACCTAGCTGTCCTTGCATGGCATCAATACGAGCTTGCATGCCTGGGTCCACTGCTGGTGTATCTGCAATAGTTGCAGCATTAGCATCAGCTGCAGCTTGTGCTGCAGCAATGTTAGCTTGTAGAGCTGCAGGATCAAAGCCATCTAGTATTCCGCCAAATCCACCCAGCTGTCCTTGCATGGCATCAATGCGAGCCTGCATGTCTGGGGGAATGCCTTCAACCGCTGCACTATTAGCTGCTGCTGTGGCCTTCGCAGCTTCTGCAGCTTCTGCAGCAGCAGCAATGTTTGCTTGGATAGTGGCTGGGTCAAAGCCGCCAAAGCGTCCTTCAAAACCACCAAACCGTCCATCTAAGGCCGCCATTCTTTCTTGCATGTCAGCGAATCTTTGATCCTCAGCCGCTTTAGCTAGTGCGGCTGATTCTGCCTCTGCAGCAGCCTGTGCAGCAGCAGCAGCAGCAGCAGCCTCTTGTTGTCCAGCGGCGGCAGCGGCTTGCGCGGCAGCAATTTCTTCTGCTGCAATTCTTTCTTGCTCAGCCTGGGCAGCGGCTGCTTGTTCTACAGCAATTCTTTCTTGCTCAGCCTGGGCAATTGCAGCTTCTTCTGCAGTCACAGCATTGGCAGCAGCCTGTGCGGCGGCAGCTTCGTCTGCTGCAAGTTGATCTTGTTGAGCCTGTGCAGCTGCGGCAGCTGCAGCATTAGCAGCATCTCGAATAGGTTGTTGTCCAGCCATCGTAGCAAAGGGATCTTTCTTTGGTTGAAACCCAAACATAGGGTCATCAGTACGAGGACCACGATCATAAACCGGACGATTCATTAGATAGTCGGCTTGAGCGGCGTATGGGTTTTGCTGGTTTCTGTATTGGTCTTGGTACAGGTTAGACAATATACGGTTATAGCCGGCTTTGTCTGGCTCAGCAAAAAGAGAGCCTGCGCCTGCGGGTGGCTGCGGAATTCTCTGATCTGGCCGTCCAGGCATTGGCCTAGGCATTGGCGTAGGCTCAGGAAATCTAGGCATAGGATCAGGAAATCTAGGCCGAGGAAAATCCATTTCTCCAGGCATTATTCCTGGCCGAGCAACGATACTGCCTGGTGGCGGCGTTACCGGCTCACCTACATCCATACGAGGGGGTTGTGGTAATCCTGGTGGCTTGATCGGCATAGGCTGAAGTCTATCGTACAGACCACCACCGCCAGGACTAGGGCGACCACCAGGCAGTTGATCCAGCGGATGGGGGATTCTATCAAACAGACCACCACCTAGTTTTGGTGGCGGTCTGTAATTTGGATCTCTAGGATCAACCCGTGGTCCGGCAGATCCTAAAGGAAATTCTCCGTAACCAGGGCCGCCAAGAGTTCCCGCTAGGTATTGTGAACCTTTATCACCAGGAAATTGACTCATAATTTATCACCAGTTGTAGGCATTACGCATGGAATGCGGTTATAGACGCAAACGTAGCACCAGTATAGGTTATGTATATACCGTCAGTAAACAAAACCCCGTTATTAGGAATAGTTACATCCCTAGTCACCGTAGCACTAGCCACAGTGCCAATTTCCAGCACATTATCACCGGATACAGAGGTGTTTCTAAACTTAATGGTCCCAGCTGTAGCCGAATTAACAATGTAAGCACCCTTTAGCCTAGCCCTTCCTGCAAATATAACGTCTGCACTTGAAGCAGAAACGCCAGCGGTCACATTACCCGCAGGGTCGCCAACCGCCGTTATTGAAGTGATAGTCTTAAAGAAAGCTGCACTTGTGACCGTTGCAGCCGCCGTGGCGCCTGTAATGGACTCAGTTTGAGCCGCACCTGCGACGTCAGTTCCTACTACAGTAAATGAGATTGCGCTATCGTCGGCAGACGACAGAATAGTTACAAGCTGCCCCGCATCTAAAGTTACGGATCCGCCAGAAGCCAAGGCTCCATTAATAACCAGGGCCGCGTTGTTTGCAACCGCCGCGACTGTTGATATGCCATCTGGGTCTGCAGCGACTCCAGCCGTCTTAAAGACCGACTTTACGTCTGATAAACCTGCCATAAATTTCTCCTAAAGAGTTGGGAGTGTATCCACCCCCGTCTCATTCTATTTAAGCTACAGTTGCTATTGGAGTCGAAAGAACAGTAGTCACCCACTTGGAGTTTGTTCCATCATCTACAGCGCAAGTCATGGAAACTCTAGCGTTCAAGACAGTTGAATTTACTAGAGTCAAGGTATCTCCCGCTACATCACTGACTGCGTTAGCTGCGGCTCCTGAAACCAATGAAACCATTGCTTGGAAAGCTGATACGGCAGAGCCAGGTAGTACAAAAGTAGTGGTAGTGCCAGCGCCAACGGCTACGGTTAGTTGGAATTCATAATGAACCCCTACGTTAGCAGTAGATAGTGCCGGAAGATTAATAACATTGTCTGCTGTTCCATCGATCAAGAACAGGGTGCCTGATTGAGCGGCGGTTAAGGTAGAATCCAACGCGCTTACAGCATTCCAGTCAGTGTTGACCGGTTTCCGGCCTGTGATGGTTCCACCAACAACAGCATTAGTGCCGTAGGTAGAATTCGTAGTGACTGTGCCGGTGCTGGCGGCTACTGTGATGTCTTCAAAACCATTCTGCGAACGCACTGGTCCGCTATAAGTTGTATTGCCCATTTCATTTCTCCTTACGAGAGATTGTATTCACACCGTCTCCGTAAGCGTCAGCCGTGCCTGTCGGTGTGAAATAAAGTTTTCACGGTAATATCAGTTTAAAGTAATTGTAAAAAAAAGCAAAGCATAAAAAAAGGGGCCAAAAGGCCCCTTTCTACACAACATGGTTATTACGCGCCTTGCGACCCGTAAATGCCGCGCCAGTCAGAGAAACCAAACGAATAACGCTCACGCGCCTTATATCGAATGTTTCCTGTGCTGAAGTCAGGCTCCATATTAGTTTCCATCGCAGTACGCTGGAACATCTTCAAGCCTTCGCCGCTGTCAGTGACAGAGGTTAGCAAGAAGAAGGCGTCAGGGTCAGTCAGATAATGATTGACCGTGTAACCACCAGGCAATACGCCTGTGTTCTTGATAGCGTTAACGTCGTTGTCAGCAGTACCTGAACGTAGTTGCGAGTTCAGGATACGGTCAGCAACAAACACTAACTGAGGTGGTACAACCAACTTAGTGGCCTGGACAGAGATGGTTAATCCCTTATCATCGGTAAATGTGCTGATATCAATCAACGCATCTTCCAAAGAGGTCTCGTTCAGGTCCGCCATAGTAGTTGCGCGGTTAGCCGCAGTTCCGCCGCCAGCTAATGGGTGAGCAGTGTTAATCATAGATACACCGTCTCCTCCAGTAAAGCTGCTGCTGAATGCGTTGTTAAGTACGTCAGAACCTTTGACCTCTTTGGTGTTAGCCATAGAGCGAGCGAGGGCCTTAACATAACGCTTACCAAGTGAGTCATAGAGGTTATCTTCTACGGCTTCGTCAGTAAGAGCGAATGCTAGTGCAATCGTGTCGTGGGTATAACGTGCTGAATAAGACTCAGAAGCGTTGTCAAAAACAACACTTTGGCCTTCTGTCTTAGTTGGTGCTGCACCGAAACCGGTAATCAGTACCTCTTCTTCAAAGGCACGTTGAGAATCTTCAATAGCGAAGATTTCTTCATACTCTTTTTCGTAGCTGTCGTAAGACATACCGAAGAGACTGTTTAAGCCAGGCTCAAGCTCTTTAGCTAGTTGTGCTCTTGAAATAGCCATTAGTTACTCTCCTTATGCTAATCCGGCGCCTTTAATGCCGAATACATGGTTTTCGATGACGACAAGCACATTAGTGTGTGCAGCGGCAACGTCCGAGTTTGACGGGTCCTGAGATATGTCGATTGCTTTTACGGGCAAGGTAAGCGCAGTGCCACCATCCGTTACTTGCAATTCAGCACCAGAGATACCGGTCAAGGTAGATCCAGCTGTTGTATAAACAATATCAAAGTTTCCAAACAAGTCAGCGACTGGGAAAGCTATCGCGGCTTGAATTTCAAACACAACCATAGGATCATCTATAACAAAAGCGATGATGTCCGCAGCAGCAGTGCTTGCAGGGTAATAGTTGCTATACACTTGATCACCAGAGGTGGGGTCTGTGTATTGACAACCGTTAAACACACCAACTATAGGCACAGTGCCTGCGTCTGCGTGTATTGCTATGCCCCCACCAGTGACCTGAGTGACCATATCGCCTTGAAAAATTGCAGTATCATAATTATTTGCAATACGATATCGACTCTGACCGCCTGAGTAAGGTGCGCCACCAATCATTCTGACTGGCTTCATTCCAAATGCAGCGTCTTTATTCGCCATTTTGAATTCCTCATCTACGTCCGAAAGTTACTTGAGCATCCCGTTTCGCATCATACTTAACATAACGATTATCTTTTTGAGCATCCCCAAACATATTATTGTCTAGGGCGTCTTTAGCTGCTTGAGTCTTACCATCGTAATAATCGCGCCGCTCGTTAATTGTTTCATTAGGCATTTTTGCGAGGAGAAGCCCCTCGTTGTATATGACGCCTGCATGTCTGCCGTTATCCATTGTCGGTAGGCTTTCAGCCCACTCTGGAGGAAGATCGGTGCCTCTTACGAGTTCCCATCCTTCTCTAATGCGGCGAGAGACATTACTTCTGTCTTCCGCTCCCAACATAGATTCCCTAATCCACCGGTAGGTATAACCAGGAGGTGGCTCAGGTGTTTCCAGCTTTCTTACAGGTCGCCAAGGTTTGCGTCGAGTCTGATTATCGTGCGCTCCACTTTCACGCGAGTTACGGTTTGCTTTAGATTCTGTCATCTTACTTTTGCTCCCTTGCTGAGATCTTTTGCTTCTCTTTCGCTACATGACGTAACCATGTTTCCATGTTCATGTTATGAGGCTTTAAGCCTTTAAGCCGTTCAACTTCAGAATTACTAAAAGTAACACCGCTCCTGTTGCCTCGTGTTTGTTGCCGTCCGCTAGGGGAAGCGGAGGAAGAGACTCTTTGCACGGCGGGCCTGCTTCCATTTTGTACAGCGTTATTACCGCTAGATTCAGCAGTAACCAGATTAGGATATACTTTTCCGACGCGAGTGTCCAATGCACCGTAATATTCATCGCTGTCGGGCTCAAAACCTTCGTTGATTAAATTAAAGTGAGTAAAGTAAGCAAACTGGGTTGCCTGCAAGTTCTCTGGGTTTTCGCCGTCGCCATACCACTGGTTGCGCTCGTGCCAGGTTAAGGCTTCGCTCGTGGGCTCAACAGATTTCTGTTGTTGCTGGCCTTGCTGCTCATTATAAGTCTGATACTGCCCTTGGTCCTGCGCCTGTACTTGCGATTGAGCTTGATTTTGAGCTCTAGCAAGTTGAACACGATGACGCTCTTTCTGTATAGAGATATCATTCTTTAGAGTAGTTGCTTTAGACATAAGATCAGCATCGCCACTTTGGACGGCTTTCTTATAAACATCATCTATCTGAGCTTCTTTTGCTTGAAGCGCCTCAGACTCTTTACTAAGAACCACATTATCCTGCTGGGCGGTGTAAGCTCGATACTGCTGCAGTTCTTGCTCTTTAGCGACAGCAATGTTTTCTAGCTGTATTGCACGATCTTCTGCCTGCTTGTTCTTAGCATTGAGCTTGTTGATTCTTTTGCTGACAGACTTGGTGTAATTCTCAAGCTCATCTTCAGAGCTAGATTTTACCTCCTGGCCTTCAGGTGGATCATCAACAATTTCTATCTGAATTTCGTCGTTTGTTTCTAATTCTTCAGCTTGGTTATTCTCAATCATCGGAAGCTCACTATGTCGTCAGGGTCAAGGATAGTACCAATGACTTCATCGTCATTGATAATGCGGACTTCAGCACCATCTTCTAATTTGAACCTGGCACCAGAATATCGACCAATAAGAACCCAGTCTTTTTCGACACACCACGGCGTATCGCCGTACTTTGCCTTGTCGCCATAACATAGAGGGCCCACTTTGACTACATAAGCAACAACTGTCGCTAAGGC